TCAGCATCTTGCTTTCTTTTTTCGTATAAGTATATATCCTTAGCACATTGTATTGCCTCATCAAATGTTTCTGCACGTCCTGTAGCGTCTCTTAGGGGTATCTCAGCGTCATCAAATGGTAACATTGCAAAACTACCTATCTTATAGTATAGATTGATTCTATCGATAAGGTGTAGTTGACTTACATCTTCATCAGCAATACCGAAGAAGTCATCTTCATTTAATTCTTGATAACCTTTATAAAAATCTTTGTTAACACCTGGGAATTTACGCTTCATTAACTTCTCAATACGTGCATCCTCTGTCACATTGAGGAATGACTTAGGCACATCTTGTAAAACCTCTGACCAGTCATCGTTAGGAGTAAACAATGCATGTCCTACCTCATGCTCAACAAGCATGTCATAAACTCTATCAGATACTTCCCAGATAGGAAGAGTCAAGATTCTTTTGTCGACGTCGAAAGATGCAGTCTGACAAACTTTGTGCTCTACTGTAAGGTTTTCTGTTGCTAGTAGTCTAGCGAGGTTGCCTTTAACTTCTTGTGTTGACATATGATTCCTTGTTGTATACACATAGTATAATACCCCTTCCGTTTGGATGGGGTATTGAGTAGACACTTTATAAACTGGTTGCGACGCTTCCTTGCTTGACGCAATGCTTGTGGTTTAAGATGACGCTTCTTTTCTTTTTTAGAGTGGTGTTGCCAGTTAGGAGTCGTCATCGGATATCACCTTTGAAAAATCGTTTATCTTTTCAAACCGTAAGGTTTTATCAAATTTATCTAATAATATATCACCTTTGTGTGAGATTACAAAGAAGTTTGTCTTGTCATCCAGTCCTCTAAGAATTTTAAATAATTCTTCTGTTGATGCACTGTCCAAAGAGGAATCAAATACCTCATCTAGTATCAATAGATTAGTAGCAGCAGAGTTTTTCATCTTTGCTATGTCTCTCCACGTGAATAGGAGTGATAAATCTATCTTTTGTTTCTCTCCTTCGGAAAAGGATGCGTATGAAAACTCATCACGGAAACGAGACTTGATAATCTCATTAAACTCTTCGTCAAGTGTGAAGTTGACAAAGAAATCCATGCTTTGTAAGTATTTATTTATCCTTTGATTAATAATAGGGACAAACTTTGCTATAATTCTACTCTTAATACCACCATCTTGGAGTAAAGAGGAGACAGTTTTTAAATTGTCTGACTCATGATTAACTTTTGAGCAATCTTTCTGTTTCTTCTTCTGTTTTTTCTTAAAATCTGATAGTTTTACCTTCTCTACCTTGACATCAGGTGCTTCTTGGTTTGTATCTACTAATAATTTCTTTGATTTTAAAAGAAGACTCTCTGATTCTCTCTGATTACCTAGTATTTCTGTCTGGACTGCAGTAATTTTGTCACAAGTTTCCTTTTGTTGCTTGATTTCTTGAAAACAATCATTGATTTTAACAGTGATATCATCTAAACCACCTGTCATCTTCTCTACTTTTACTTCTGCAGTTTCTACATTCTTTTTCTTAAGGTTTGCAGGAAGTTTTTGTGTGCAAGTAGGACATTCATCGTTAGTTTGATAGAATTTTACTTCTTTCTGTGCTCTCTTTAGATTACTTTTAATCTTTGCACGCATATCTCTTAACTCTTCATGCATTTTCTGATTCTCAGGCATGGTATTTACCTTGTTACCTAGAGATTCTATAAGTAATTTTTTATTTTCTACCTCTCGTGACAACTCCTGTATCCTTTCTTCATTCTCATCAAACTGTTTGTGAAGTCTTTTCATATAGTCATCATTCATCTTCTCCATATTCTCAACAGTATTCTGTTGCATAGCAACTTGTTGCTCTGCTATCTGTAATAGATGCTCACACTCCTTTTGATTCTCTTTAATATCTTTTACTCTATCTTTAAGGAGTAGATTCATCCTAGAAAAGATTTGTATATCCAATAAATCTTCTATGACTTCCCTTCTATGAGGAGCAGTAAGCTGCATAAATGGAACGAAAGTGCTACTCCCCAGAATAACAACCTGAGTGAAAGACTTGAAATTAAACTTGAGTATGCTTTGCTCAAGATATTTTTGGTAATCTTTGTTTGCTGCATCTTGGTCAAGTAATTGACCGTTACGATATATCTCAAAGACATTTGGTTTTATTCCTCGAATTATTTTATACTTGACACTACCAATATAAAATTTAATCTCAACTACACATTCTCTTTCGTTAATGGTATTGATAAGTTGTCTTCTAATAATCTTTCTAAATGGTTTATTAAACAAAACAAAGCACAATGCATCAAGCATAGTGGATTTGCCTGCACCATTAGACCCTAGTATTAAGTGTGAGGGAGCATCATCTATTTGGATTTCAGTGAAAGAGTTACCTGTCGACAGAAAATTCTTCCATTTAATCTCTTCAAAAACTATCATTAATTATGGGGGTCGAAATAACGAATCAAATATGCTGTAGCTGCTATGAGCACAGCGATAACAATAAATGCAATCATGTAACAGGGGGTGGGATGACTATATCATCAGTTGTGATGATAGAAAATTTATAACCATAATTTTTACAACTTGTTTTAACCTCATCTTCTTCCATGAATCTGACGTTTAACTTACGTGGGTAGTCAGCGTCCTTCAACATACTATAATAACGCACTGCGTCGTCTTTGTCAACAAAGATTTGGACAACCCTATCTACAGTATTGTCATCACGGACAGCATACACTCCTCCAGTCTTCTGGTCTGTTAATACAAACATTATACTTCTTGTGCCTCCAAATATAGAGATTTTAAAATACCAAAAATTTCATGTCCATTATCAAACTCGGTTACACAACTCTCTAATATGGTAAGTGTATCCTCAACTTCAACATCAATATCTTCATCTAAATCATAACTCATATCCTCAATAATCTTGAGGTCTGCGAGGTCTGCTTTATGTAAACGTCTTACAGTTTTGTCGAATGCAACTTGGTCTGTCTTGTCTTCAACAATGAGTTTTACATATGTGCCTTTGACACTATCTATTTCCTCGTCAGTAATTCCCACTCCATCCTTATAGAATAACTTACTGAAAGTATTATAAGGATTCTTAATGAATTCTAAATTGGCATCAGTAGTATTTAGAATATGAAACCCTCTTTCATGACCATAGTCATTCCAGTATAATTGGTAGGGGTTACCCAAGTATTGTATTCGGTCTCTTCTACTACGCATGTGGTAGTGACCACTACAAGTCAGTTTAAATTTCTTAAATATGTCTGGACTATCACCATGCTCCATAGTATATCCAGGTACAGGAGAGAAACCATTTAACTCAAGGTGACCCATGCAGTATTGTGCTTTAGATTTACTAATCATATCTAAAGTTTCTTCTCTATTCTCGTCACATATCCATGGCACTAGCATCATTTTCTTACCACCAATAGTCATTTCTGTAGGGTTACTGACTACGTTGATGTTTTGATATTGTGTAAGTAACAAATCTGGTGATGATACTTTTAAAGTATTCTTATAATATATGTCATGATTACCAACGAGACAGGTCATACGAATACCTCTGTCTGCTACTGGTTTAAACCACATATCATGTGTATAATCAAGAGAGTTGAAGTTTACATATTTACGTCTATCAAATGTGTCGCCAAGATTTATTATCTCAGTGATACCATGCTCATCAATATAAGGTAAGACTATATTTTCGTAGAATAATCTATATCTTTCTAGGTAATATTGATTGTCATTGCGGACACCGAAGTGTTGGTCTGTGATTAATAATACCTTACTCATACAAAAACACTTGCAAGTGGATTTACTTTCTTTAGTCTTTCTTCTGCCATTCTAACATACTCTTCATGCAGTTCGCAACCTACCCATCTACGGTCTAGATTCTTAGCAGAGACAGCAGTAGTGCCACTGCCCATAAATGGGTCTAATACTAGGTCATACTTAAAAGAATAGTATTTAATAATTCTGTCACTTAGTGCTGTAGGGTATGGTGCTAAGTGTTTTGATTTTGTTTCTGGTGGAAACTGCCATACATTAGTCCTTTCATATCCATCTTCTACTAATGAATCGTTTACTACATGGTCAGAGTATGAGCGGACAATTTTGTCTATCAAACCATCCATAGGTTTCTGAAATACAAATATAGTTTCAGTAACAATATTAGGTTTGTATGCTACAGGTTTCCTGTGTTGAAAGAAGTTACCGTTTCTATTAATAGAAGCACCTTCTTGTTTCATCCATACAATGTCATCGATATATTTCCAACCCATTCCTTTCATGATAGTAAAAAAGTCGAATGTGATAGGCAGTCTACTACTCTCATGTGCCCTAGACTCTCTAGGTTTAATCACAGGAGATAGATTTACACAACACATTCTACCTTTTTCAGTTACACGATACACTTCTTTGAATGTAACGTATAGAAAAGAAAGGTATTCTTCATAGGTAGGCCATGTAGAATACGCTTTTGCATTATAATATGGAGGAGAGGTGCAAGTAAGATGCACACTCTCATCACCGAGAATTTTCATGCGCTCTCGGCAGTCACCTAATAAAATTGTATTCATTAATTACGCATGTTTGTTTCGATTCTACTCTTAATACTATTCATATTAGAAGAATCGTCTTTAGTATCGGAATGGAATACTTGCTCGTAACCATTCTTTTCAATAAGTTTATCTCTTATGTCCATCTGTCTTTTTTCTTTAGCAATCCTACGAAGAAATGCAAAGTAAACTATTTGTGTAAAATAGGCAAAAGGATTTTTGGATTTGGTTGGGTCAAAGTTATCGATATATTGGACGCAATTTTCAACACCGTCAGATACCATGTCTTCTTTAAACATATAGTTTATAAAGTTAGGACGATAGGACAGGTGAGTTGCTATCTTTAAAAAACATTCGCCAAGATAATGAGGAATGCGTGGTTTAGTTTTGTCTAGTAGACGAGCTTCTTCTATAGACTGGCGGTATTCGATAATCTTTGCCAGAAATAATTTGTTATCTACATAATGGGCTTTTCTTTTTGCGGGCATTTTACGCATACAGTTTTTTGTATCGCTCACTCATTATAAGTGACGACTGGATTTGTGTCAAGCTTGACAGGTTACAGAATGTGGTGTACACTAACCGTGTAGCGGTTCAGAAACGATATTATATATTCTTCTTCCATTGGTCTTCAAGTCTCTTACGAATCTCAGAAACTTTTCCGACCAGACCCATATTTTTATTTGCTTTTACTTCCCAGTTTGAATCATCTTCAACACCATTTTCTTTTCTCAACCATAATTTATATGTCTGCTCAGCAAGTAAAGACATAGGTGCTATTGAAATAATATCTGCTTCTTGAAGAATAAAAAACTCTTCGTCACTCCACATCATCCATTTAACCAAACCTATAGCAAGACCTACTTGACCTTGATGGTTGACTGGTGCTTCTCTAGGAGTAGCAGGGTCTTGGACAAAAATTAGCGACTGACCTTTTTCTTGAGTTGCAATCATTACACCCATAACCTCATCGCCAGATGATAGTTTGGCAACTCCGTAGAATTCGTGGTCGTGTCTTATGTAAGTAATCATTTCTTAAAGGATACTTTAGTGACTTCATAATCAAATTTCTCTTCGTCGTATATTTTCATTCTTTCAATAAGATGACGAAAAGTATAGTTGTAGGATTGACCCCTTGAGCAGTCGTCTGCTATGTCATACAACATTGCTTGCGCTTTGTTGTCCCCCTTTCTCAAAACTCGTCCTATAGACTGTAAGTTTCTTACTCTAGATTTACTGGGTGATGCGAAAATAACATTATGTAGGTTACGGATATTTATACCTGTAGAAAACGTGCCATAAGATGCAAGGATAATTGCGTTGGTTTCCTGCTCGCAAATCTTTCTTGCTTCTTCACGTGCTACAGCATCTACACCGCCATGTATAAAGAAGACCTTTGTGCCTTCCTGTACTTTACTATTTAGCATTTCCCATAGGGGCTCACCATGCTTTTCGACGTAGTTAAAGAGTATTAAAGTATTGCCTGATACATCTATTGCTAGATTACATATAAAATTGTTACGTTTAGAGTGGGTAATCAGGTAATCTATCTCTTGATGGTATGAATCAAAGGGCACATGACCATGCTCTAGCATGCATATCTTCACTTTTAATGGTGTGAGTTGTCCCTTTTTCATCAGGTCTGATGTGGTTGTAACCTTATCACATCTACCAAAGAGACCTTCTAGTATTAACTGATGACACTGCATACCGTCTAGTGTCCCTGTTAATCCCACGCGATATTTTACATCATGACACTTGGCAAGTATACCAGTCAGTGATTTTGCTTTGTATAAGTGTGCTTCATCTCCTATTACAACATCAAACCTTTCAAAGAAATTCTTTTTCTCTTTGTATATACTCTGCCATGTAGATATAACAACTGGTTTCTCTGTATATTTCTCTCTACCTTGCATAATCTCATGGACATATGCATTTGCATTCCATCCATAGTCTTTAAAGTCTTGTTTTAATTGTGATACCAATGATGTGGTAGGCACAATGATAAGTACATTTCTCTTCGCTGCTCTATGCCATCTTACTAATCCGTAGATGATGAGGGATTTTCCTGACCCTGTTGGGGATAGTAAAAGTTTGCGACGCTGTTTAATAGCTTGGAATATTGCTTTGAGTTGGTAATCTCTTGCCTTGAA